CCCAGCCACTCCTTCAAAATCGCATCGGACGGGAAGAAATCCTTGCGGAAGCCGCGGTACACCGCAGAGGTGTTGACCTCCAGCACGCAGCGGTTGCGGGCGGCGGTCATCAGCGCGGCGTTGGCGGCGGCGGTGTAGCGGGGGTCGTTCTCATCAAAGAACTTGCCGTCACCGTTGATCTTCTTGATCAGGTCGAAGTGACCCAAGATCGTGGGCTTTTTCTCGGCAACCTTGGCCACATTGGCAAAATAGGCCTCGACCACGGCCAGCGCATCGCCGTCAAAATCGTCGTCGATGCAGGCGCGCAGATCCTCCTCGCGCCAGTCGATCTCATAATACTTGCCAGTCTTGGGCCCCTTGACATAGTGCGTGCTGCCGATCCAGTAGTCGTACTGGGTCGGGTCATCGTCGCTGAACAGATCCCATTCCAAGCCGCACAGAATGTCCAGCTTGCCGGCGTAGCGCTCCTTCAGCTTAGCGACCTGCGCCTTGTACAGGGCGGTACGGCTCTGGGTCATACAATATTCCAGATCACAGGGGGTGTGGCTGTGCCCGCTGAAGCCCAGCGTTTGCAGACCGTTCCGCCATGCTGTGACCGCAATCTCGTCCAGCGTGTTCTTACCGTCGCACAATTTGGAATGAACGTGTACAGAGCTTTTCAGGTATTCGCCTGCCATAGTTACTGCATCCTTTCCTGCTTGACCTTATGGTCAATTACGTGTCGTTTTTCGAGTTCCTTCGTGATGTCCTCTACGGAAATGCCCAGCTCGATCATCAGCACCATGACGTGGTAAGCCAGGTCGCTGATCTCGTAGATGGTCTCCTCCCTGTCGCGCTTGGAGCCCGCAATGATGACCTCGGTGGATTCCTCGCCGACCTTTTTGAGGATCTTTTCCAGGCCCTTGTCGAACAGATAGGTGGTGTAGCTGCCCTCCTTCGGGTCGGTCTTGCGGCCCTCGATGAGTGCGTACAGGCCCTGCCAGGTGAACTGCTTCAGCTCATCGGAGACATAGACCGGGTTGAAGAAGCAGCTCTCCGCGCCGGTGTGGCAGGCGGGGCCGGATTTGACGACGTCGATGACGAGCGCGTCCTTGTCGCAGTCGGCGGTGATGGAGACGACCCGCTGCACGTTGCCGGAGGTCTCGCCCTTGCGCCAGATCTCCCGGCGGCTGCGGGACCAGAATACGGTGCGGCCCTCGGCAATCGTCAGGGCCAGCGTCTCGGCATTCATGTAGGCGAGGGTCAGCACCTCTTTGGTATAATGGTCCTGTACGATGGCCGGGATCAGGCCGTTTGCGTCAAATTTGAGAGTCTTGGAATTTTCGGTGATTTCCATGGTGGACACTCCTAAAGTAATATAGTTTAGTGTACCTCTTTTTGTGGGTTTTGGCAAGAGGTAAAGTGTAGGTTTGCTATTATTACGCAGCAGGGGCCGGGCATGCCCGGCCCGCGGCTTTCCCGCAAGAGGACGCTTTTGGGAATGTTGCGGGCCGCACATGTGCGGCCCCTACCGGGTGGCAGCATGGCGAAGGGGCGATCACACCCGCATCTCCACCCCGTTCTCCCGCAAATACCGCTTCAAATCGTTGATTTCCACCTGCTTTGTGTGGAAGATCGACGCGGCCAGACCGGCATCTACTGCCGGGTGATTGCGGAACAGCTCAAGGAAATCCTCTTTTTTGCCTGCGCCGCCGGAGGCGATGATGGGCACGGCGCAGCGTGCGGCCACGGCGTCCAGCAGCTCCAGATCAAAGCCGTTCTTCACACCGTCGGTGTCGATGGAGTTCACGACCAGCTCGCCTGCGCCGTTTTTAACACCCTGTTCCAGCCAGTCCAGCGCGTCGATGCCTG